GTTAAAGCATTAACGGACGTTGCAGAACCGCGAGCTAGGGTTGTTAAAGGGGACCTAAACTCTACTTCCGGGAAGTGTTGGGACTCACATGTCAGTTGAGACCATACTGTTACTATTTCACCACGTGGAGGTGCACCGTGTTAAGTGCTTTGGGACCTCTCCCTCCGTGAGGAGGCGCTGGGGGGGATCTGTGAACCGGTTAATCGACCATGATCGCATACTGTGCGGCGTAGCCTATCGGCTTATACGGCGCAGGGAGTGCGTTGGTGATGAGTTGTAGGGCTCTTTGCTCGATATACTTGCCCGCTGCTGCTAGGCCTGTCTTGAAAATTTGTTGTCCTGTAGATTGAACTTGATTGGAGATATTCACAACCATAGGGTTGGAAGCAGGACTCGGCGTCATTGCTAACGCCATTCCTTCTGTTTCTTCAAAAGTCAACTCGTAATGGATAAGGAGTTCGACAGTCAGCACGGTCGTACTGGCAGGTCCACCAATGATAACAATGCTTGTGGGCAATGCACCAGAGGCTTTCCAATCAGTGACGGCTGAAGAGGGGGTACTTTGAGTGGGAGTGTAGAAGTTGGCTCGCGGGGCGGCATTGCGGCCGCCGATCACTGCTAGTCCAGAAACATTTCTCAATGGAACGTCGAGGTAGTCGGTTGTTCCGTAGCTCGCGTAATTAGAGGAAGTGATGTGTTGGCCCGTTTCAGAGGTGTTAGCCCTGACATAGACCAGACCACTACTCGTCATTGGCGCGGCGATTGAGTTGATGATCAGACCATAAGATACGATTCGAAAGGATTGGATCCCTGCAATGGCCGGGTTAGAGGTCATCGCGACGGGAGGTAACACCATATTCGTTCCAGAGACCAAGCCATAAATGACAGGATCGTAGAACCAATTCGGCATGACCATGACTCCTCCGTTTCCAGAGGCGTCGGTAGTGATGGAGTGAATCGAGTGCTTCGTGTATGCGAGAGTTCGAATGTTAGTGGTGTCGGGAAGCTTGGCTCCAATTGCGTGTTTGCAAAAGGGGTCGGTGATTCCACAGACGGCCATTCGGACCATGGGTCCGAGGCTGTGTCCAGACGCATTCTTTTGATGGTTCCCAGCGGCCGGCTTTCTTTCATGTCGCGCCGGCGACGACTTTTTGGGGGCTTTCTTAGGTCCCCCCATGTTGACTTTTCTTGGCATAATTTGGTGTTAGCGGCAGAATCTGTGGACGTCAACGGATCCACCCCCGGTCGATTACTCGACCGAAAGTGTCTCCGCCATCTTCTTCCATGTGATTGCGGCGGGCAGTTTCTTCACCGTCCTAAGGAGTTGTTCGAAGTCTTTCAAGTCCGCTTTCCCAAGCCCGTACTTGTGGGTCACAAATGCCCACGTCTCGTCGCAATACTCGTGCTTGCGTTCCGTGTGCATCATGTAGTCTTCTTCCTTCGACGAAGTGTCGTTTGCGTAAAGACCGAGAATTTGTTTCTGATACTAAGCTGCCAACCCATCCTGAGCCCTTTCTTCGCAGAATTGGC